ACGAACGCTGCGAATATCTGCAAAATCATATCCATCATCCATATCGATATTAAACAAGTAAAGCTGGTAAATAGCAGATGGGGTACCAGGTGTGCCAGAGCCATATTTAATTGCTTTGGCATATGCATATCCAATTTTATTACCTGTACTAGTAGAGGTGCCTAAAAATGTTCTACTTGTTAATGCAGTATAAGCAGTATTATGAAGTTCAATTTGAATTAGATTTTCAGTATTGAAATCACCTGCATATTCTTTAATGTTTAAATAACTACCAAAATTAGCAGAAGTAATATTATTAGTTACTGTTTTTTTATTCGTTGCTTTTCTAGTAGGTGTTAAAAATTTATTAATTACCTCAACACGATAACCTTCAATATAACCTACGCCTTTAGAAATACCAACGCTAAAATGTGTTGTGTTGCTAGGAATGCTTTCAGCAGAAAGTAAAAAGGGAGTAACAACATAGTTGCCGCTTTCTTCATAAGTTCTTCTAGCAAATTCACGACTTAGTGCTGCATACTGTGCATCAAATTTAATAGAAACTGGTAAGCCACCTTTAAAATCAGCAAGTGAAAAGAATGCATCTGAGGTTGCTATATTAGAAGTGGTTCTTACATCAAGAGTAGATACTAATTTAAGTCTATGCGCGCCTGGCGCAGCATAATTAGGTGCTCCAGAAGCATTGTCTAGCAAGCTTGAGTCAATTTCTGGTGTAACAATATTTTCATCAGTAACGAAACCAATTGAAAGGTCATCTGGTGTATTAGTATACTTAGATACAATAATAACTTGAGGTTCAACTCTAATAAAATTACCTTTTTGATAGATAACACCATCTGTAGTTGAGAATCCATAACCAGTACCTGTAACTGCAGTTACAGTAGCGTTTGTAGACATAACTGTTACGTTACCTACAGACACGTTAGCAGATGTAAATACTCTTAACTCTTGGCTAGCCTGGAAAACTTTTTCATTAGTGTCGCTAGTGTTTTCATACTTAACATAGATAGTAGGAGTATCTGGATAAGCAGATTCAAGTCCTTCTACTGTATTAATAATTCTAGCTTTTAGCCCGTTAGCATTTTCAATATATAGATCTTGAAAATCACTAATAGTATATGCAGAATTATTAGCGTATGTATCTTTAAGACGAACAAATGTATAGTTAGGATCAAACGTAAAAGCACAGCCTGCTACTACAGATCCATCTTTAAAAATATGATCACCAAATCTACGAATTTGTTCTTGTAAAATAGTTTGAAGCTGAGTTAACTCTCTAGCCTGAACAGGAACAGATGGTCTAAATAATATTCTATGAAAATTCTTAGTATTATCATAGTCATCAAAATATGGTGATATGTTAAAATTTGTAGTTAAATTAGACATCAGATTCCTCTATTAGAATTTTATAACTAGCTTGAATGTCTCTTTAGATGTCGGTGTTCTTGTAAACGGCTCTAAGTTTTCAAGAAATAGTACAGATCCAGAGTTTCTTACTAAATCAGGTGGCGTGAATGTATTTGCTAGAGAGTTATATCCAACCGCACCTGAAGTATCACCGACAATTGCATAATCACCTTGCTGGAATGTACCTCTAACATCTGAAAGAACTAGCACTGGATAAATTGCATCCACTACAGCGTTAGCATTTCTTACACACGTTATATTATTTAGTCCAAAAGTTCCTTGTACTGAAGACAATTTAAGATAAGTTGTATTAGCAAAAATTACTATACCATTAGCATTTGATACTGTATCAATTACAACATCTCCTACCACATAATCATCTGTAGGACTATTTATTGATAGATCTATATCATTTTCTTCTGATAAAACCGTACCTGAAGCATCGCTAACTGCTTGTGTGACAGTTTCATGTTCAGCATATGGTAGAGTATTAGTAAATAATGATAATCTACCAGTGTTAACAAACTTTAAGCCTACATTTGCAGTTATATCTTTACTATTATTATTAATTTTAATAAATTGTATCTCAGCAGCAGCATTAGCAGCTGAAGTATTTGAATATCTTATAGCATATGTGTTTGCAAAGGTACCGGTTGCATTGGTAACTCTAATTGTATTATTAGAAGCAATCTGATAAAGAATAGCAGAAGCACCGGTTGTATCTTGAATAATTTGAGTAGAGTTGCTTGCTATAGTAAAGTTAATTACGTTTTGTGATTTAACATTAGAAGTATACCCAGATGCTAAGCCTAATATATTATCTCCTGCTTGGTTAGCAACAAATGTACCGGAAATATCTTTTAGTTCGAGCAATGTAGAATTACTAAATGTTACAATACCTGCTGAATTAGAACTATCTTGAAAAACTATTTCACCTACAGTAAACGGATTAGTAGTATTTTGAAGAGTGAATTTTTGTCTTTCATAGATAGAATTTAATGAGCTTGAATTACCACTTAATGTTAAGTAAAATTCTTTGTAAAGAGGATCTTTAATTACTCCGATAGTTCTATAAGAGCCTGCGGTAGGGAAGTCATAACTTTCTGTTGTAGTGTTTGAAAACTCTACACTTATAATTGCATGCTTTGCACCTAATTCTGTAATTGGGTCCGAGCCATGACCTTTAACGGGTCCAATAAGCGCATTGGCTTCTGCTCCTGTACCATACAAACTGTTAGCAGTAATAGATATGTTAGCGAAAGTATAATTATTACCTTTATTAATAATAATTGCATCACTAATAGTATTAGAAGTAGCATTTACAGTTAGGTAAGCCACTGCACCATTACCATCACCGGTAATAGTTATAGTAGGGCTAACAATAAATTGAGATTCAGAAGATGGTATTGTTGAAAGATATGTTACTGTACCATTACCTGTAGATGTTGAGCCGCTAAATGAATTTACAGTAAAGCCAACAAAAAATTCATTTGTGTTTGCTTGAATTGTAATATTAGGATTGCTAGTAACAGTCTGAGTGTTTGCTCTAGTGTTAGAACTAGCACCTAGTATGTAAAGCTGATTAGTTCTTGTTAATGTATGACCAGACTCACTTGACCCAGCAGTTAAAGTAATAACTGATCCATTTGAAACGGTTGAAAGATATAACGCAGTACTATTTGACTGCACAACATAATAATTAGTATTATTTGCAAGCCCGGTGATAACAGTATTACCAACTGAGGTAGAATAGTTTACTATATCATTATTAACGAAAGGGTTAGAAGATATGCTAATTCTACCGTTAGCTGCAACGTTAGATGAAGCGTTAAAACTAGAAGATGTAGTAGTATTAGCGGCCCATGACCCGCCTACAGAAGAAACTATTAGGGTAGTATTATTAGCAAATGATACAATACCGTTAGCACCTTGTGCGCTATTATTAGCGTCAACTTGAGTTATCTTCTCACCAAGCTTAAACACACCTGAAGTAGATGCTTGATCAAAATCTAATCTTACACCGGTAAGATTGGAATAAACGATAGAACCGTTAGCATTTTTTCTAGAAATAGAAGTAGGAGTTAATGCATTACCCATTATATAATGAGTATTACCAGCTAATGTAGCACCCCAAGAAGTTGATACTGTTAGCAACGTTGAGTTTGTGATGTTTGTAATTCTTCGTATATTTGTACCTGATACAGTACCAATTTTTATATAATCACCTAAAGCATACTCAGTGTTGAATGATGTGCCTACACCAGTAACATTTGATTGTCCAGTAGTAACAGATACTGTGCCAGTTTTAATAGTACCTGAATCACTTATCTTTGTAATAGGATAATTCGCACCAATTTCTGTAGTGCTTGTAGGTCTTACTCTAATAACTGAAGCGTTAGCAGACATAATTTCAGAAGTAGCTAGTGTATCACTCTGAATTATACTATCACCTGTTTGAAAGTATCCGTTTTTAGCAGTATAAATTACAGTATCTGTAGTTTGTTTAGCTGATTGCCCAAGCTGGAATGAGGTGGTGTTAGATGATACGTTTGATAGCCCGATATTAACGTAAAAAGTGAGCGGCTCATCTAATGCTGCTGCTTTTGTGTCGCCATCATATGCTACTATAGTTCTCTTTTGTCCAGAACCTAACCCAGTCGTAAAATAGATAGAAGAACCTACATAAAAATTAGAATTAGAGCTAGCTGTAGGAGGTAAAATTACTAGAGTGCTGTTAGCAACAGAAGTAATAAACCCTTCTATATAAGTTCTATAATTTGAACCTGAACTAGAAATTTCAATAGCATCTATAGAGCCTGGCGTAGCAGCTGAAGTAATAGTAGCGTTAGCAGTAACCGGCACATAATTTTGAGTAGCAAATTTAGTTATATTAGAAGATGTTATAGTAAACATATACTTCCACTTATAACCATCAGGGGTTTCAAAAATATCTAAATCTTTTAATGTAGGCTCGTAGATAGAATAACTACCTTTATTATTATAGATACATTTATATACATCATTTGATGAATTTATAGCGTAAAAACTTTTAGTAAATAAATCACCATCGTTTTGATCGTATTGTTCGTAGATTGTACCTGAAACCCACAGGGTTTTTTCAATGCCAAATGCAATATCTTGCGGTCTTATTCTTTTACCGTAAATAAGATGCTTATACAATTCAAGCTCTAACTCATTAAAAGAAGAAGATGCTTGAGGGGGTGAGTTATCATCATCCCAAGGAATATGTCTAGAAACAAAAACAAAAGACGATATTAACTCAGAAATAGAGTGAGTTATAAAATTATTTGTTGTATCAATATTATGTTTAATTGTTGTTACTGTAGTCATTATTACACTTGAGTTAAACTTGATTGAACTGAAGAACTGGATTCATTATCTGATACTTCTGAAAGTAGAGCAAACTTACCAAACAACGCGATACCTGCTGGGTGAACTAATTGTTTTACTATATCTTTATATTTATCAAACAATTTAGTAGATCTAATCTCATATGAGTATTCTTGATAATAATAACTATCTGTTAAATACTTGTCTGAAGATAATTGCCCTCTAGTGTCTGCCCAGAACCCGGTACCTTTACCATATTCATCAACTACTGCTGCACCAGTAATAGAAATAGGGTTAATTACAGTATTAGCTAGAGTAACTTGTTCTTCTGGGATATATCCATATCCAGATTTAATAATTTCAACAGCTGTTACAATACCATTAGCATTTGTAGCTTGTGCAGTAATAATGGCGTTATTACCTTTAATGCCGCCTTTAATTAAATCTGGTCTACCAAGAGCAGCTACTAGAGGTTCAACTACTGTTGCTGTTGGGTTGCTAGAATAACCAGTACCTGTATTAATTTCAGATAAGAATTGAATAGTTCCTACTTCTAATTCATCAATATTTAATGCTTCATCTATAACTTGTTGAAGATTATCAAAGTCATTAATAGAAATTTCAGGGAATCCCCAGTTAGTTCTCTCAATTACAGATGTAACGTTTGCTGTAGTAGTAGTAGCACTACCTGTAATAGTGGTATTAATCATAAATCCACTACCAAGTCTAGAAACTGTAGGAGAAAGATAAGCGCCAGTAGCTGCATATGCTCTTAGGTTAGCGTTAATACCAGCAGAAGTTGTAATTGTAGTTGGTATACCAGATACTCTAGTTAAATAATGTCCAGTTTCAGAAGAGCCAGCAGTTAGTGTTATTTTAGATCCGCCTGAGGTAGTAGAGAGATATAGATGTGTAGAATTAGCATCAACTACATAATATTCTCTACCATGAATTAATTCTGTAATTACTGTGTTACCGGGTGCAATTAAATAAGTAACAATATCATTATTAACAAATTGATTTGAAGTAACAGCAATTCTACCGTTAGCTGCTACTGCAGATGAAGCGTTAAATGATTTTTTATCATAGTTAGTACCAGGGGTAGTAATTGTAACACTTGTAATAGTGCCATTAGAATCTGTAACTATAGCTCCAGTACCATCAGCATTACCCCCGTTAAATGCTACAGTCTCACCGTTAGCGTATAAAGAACCGCCGTTGTAAACTACTACTCTACTTACTGTATCATTGTTTGCTATAACTGCATTAGGAGTGGAAGTATAATTACTTCCGTTATCTCTCATTTGTATTGTAGTAATTTTACCGTTAGCATTAGTATATGCAAAAGCAGTTGCGTTACCAGAACTGAATGATACTTGTACACCGTTGGAATAATTATTGCCGCCTGCAGGGCTGTTAGTGGCCGGTATAGTATTAGGTACTTGAACAGAAGTTACTGCAAGGTATTGATTACCGATACCGTTAATATCACCTACTAAAATAAAATCTGATGTAGTATTTACTTGTAATACTTGAGCATTACCTGCATAAACTTTAGCAGGATGAACAGTCTTAATAAGTGCAGTAGCACCAGATGAGTCACCTTCAATAGTTTCACCTGTAATTTCAAAGTAGTTAGCATTATAATTGAAGCTTTGAAATGGATAAGTGTTACCTTGAATTTCTATTAAACTTAAATCTTTATAAACCACAATACCATTGTTAGATAGAGTAGTTCTTATTAATTCGTGACCAGTTTCAGAAGAACCTGCAGTTAATGTTATCTTAGAACCACCAGATGAAGTTGAAAGATATAGATGTGAAGAATTAGCATCAACAACATAGTATGTTGTATTATTAGCAAGCTCAGCTAAACTTGTATTTGATGTATCTACTCTATAAGTTACCTGATCGTTGTTTGCAAATGGATTAGAAGCAATCGCTATTCTGCCATTTGCAGCCACTCCTGTACTAGCGTTAAAAGTTTTTCTAGTTTTATTTTTTATTTTTTCACCGAGCGTAAATGTGCCTGAGATAGTAGAAATATCTAATGGTATTGTATTAGCAGAAGTAACTGAAACATATTCTGTTTGTTTGGTAATATTATGCCCAGTCTCAGATGTAGAACTAGCAGTAATATTAATAGGAGAGCCGCCTCTAGTAGTTGATAGCTTTATAGTAGTAGAGTTAGCACTTACTACATAATACGATCCAGTATTAGTTAAACCAGAAATTACTGTATTACCTGCATTAGTAGTATAAACTACTAGATCATTATTAACAAATGGGTTAGTCGCAAAGAAAATAAAATCATCTGTTGAGTCTACACCAGTGTTTGCATTAAATGTTCTTGTAGCATATGATTGATTAGAAAAAAATCCTGAGTTGGAATTATAATAAAGTCTTGTTCCAGCAGTACCATCTTGTAAAGTAAGCATATCATAATCATCGATAATATCAGTATTAATAAGAATAAATTCTTTATCAATAATACCACCAACTTTAAATGTAGCACCAGAACCTCCACCACCTGCTACTGTAACAATAGCATTAAGCGAATAGCCTGATCCACCGTTTTCTAACGTAAAGAGCACTTTGCCGTTTTCGTTTTTGACAGCAGCTACTCGAGCTAAACCTTCAGTTCCTTGACCATTAATTTTTAATATATCACCAACATTAAAGTTTGCTCCACCGTTTTTAATACCGATAGCGTTTAATGAACCTATAATTCTAGGAGCAGTTTCTGTAGTAGGAAAAAATTCAGGATGAAGAATATAGTCACTATAAATAAACCCTCCTTGAATATTTGATAATTCAAGAATTGTAATTACTTTACCGTTAATAACTTTAGTTGAAGCGTTTTCAATAATTGCAGAACCACTTCGAGAAGAAGTAGTTATAGTTTCACCAATTAATTGTTCTATTCCATCTACTCTTGTTATTTCTAGATACTTTGGTATAGTATACTGTCCATCTGATGCTCTTAATAAATCAGATCCTGGCACATAAACTTCTATGTCCTCGTTATAGAGAATTCTAAAAAGTAATTCATAAGCTCTTTTAGTACCTTTAGTTTTATAAAGATCTTGAATATGCTTAGCTACAAGTCTTTTATCTGCTAAAATGTCTTTAGGTAAATCATAAAAATATTTTGTTCTAAAATGATCAATGAAATTTTCCATTGTATCATCTATGCTAAGAATATTAAATAAATTTCTAGCTTTTGCTAGAGGTAAAGGTGATTTATAGTTCTTTCTTACTTTTACAGGAGAAGAAAGAACATATTTAATTAAATTAGATTCATAATCTTTTTGTTGAATAGTAAATTTAGTTTTTACAGTTAGTGTATTACTTGTAACTGAGGTTATAAGTCTTGTTTGATTTGCTACTCTAACATAATCTCCAATAGAAAAAATATCAGTAAATGATTTATTTGATGAAGGTATTAGTTCTACTTTATAACGATCTCTAGATGATAATCTCACTTTTAAATCTAGATCGCTAGTATAATTATTCTCAGAAATAATTTGATAAAATTTATCATTTTTAGTAAAGGTAGAAATATCTCCTAATACTTTTACAATTGGTAATGGTTTAGAAGCATAACTAGTTACAGTACCAAAAATTGAACTGTTATCTAATTTAAATATTTTTGAACCTATTATAAAATCTATAGTAGGAAAATCTACTTCTACAGAATAAGCTTCTTGAGTTTCCATCCACTCATAATAAGCTTTTAAGAAAGTAATAAATCTCGATCCTTCATCTCTGTAAAAAGAAGGAAATTGTGATTCTATTAACGGTGAAATATATTTTTCTATTGGTTTTGTAGACATTGTCTATTATACTGCGCTAGTGTAAACTTTAATACCGTCATTCACATTTATTAATAATATACTATTTCTTGCTGGAACAACATCTTTTGATTTAGGAAAGGTAGTGAATCTTATTGAATCACCTTCATAATCACTGATGCTTAAATCGACAACTTTAACAACACCTTTTTCATAATCTACTGTACCTGCATTATCTTTTACAACAATATTACCTCTAGATGTAATATTATAAATTTTTAGTTTGCCGCGACTATCATCTCTAATAAAACACGATAATCCATTATATGTAAAGTTTGTAGATGTAACCACATAATCTTGGTTTCTAGATTCTAAAGAATTGCCAAAATTTAAAGTAATAGTTTGTAGAGTATTAATGGCAGGTATATACTTTTTCATTAAAGTAATAACAGTATCATTACTAATAATAGAAACTACAGTATCATCTATTGATTTAACTAGCTTTGAATATCTAAAGATAGTATCAAATCCTTCAAGGTTTTCATCATTGAATGTTTTAATATTTTCTATAACTGAATTTTTAACTTCGTTAAGAGTATATTGATAATTTACATTATCAACTCTAATTGTGCTATTTACGTTAATATAAACAAACTCAGGATCAACAATTACCGGCTCAATACTAATAGGGTTGCGTCTATTAATATAACTATAGATTTCATCTTTAACTAGTAGTGAAGCAGCTGTACCATCTTGGGTACTTACTGCTATGTATACTTTACCATACTGTGGTGTATCAGTTACTTCTTCACCACCATAAACATATACTGATTTAATCTGCGGGAACTGTTCTAAAATAAGAGTCTGATAATCGCTAGGAGTTATAGCTCGTTCTTGAGTAGCATAGTGTCTAGGAGCAAGATACTTAATAGATGAAATTGATTCTTCATCGTCACCATCACTAGAAGAAGCAACTACACCAACTGCAGCTGGATACCCGCTAATAGATTGTGCGCTAAAGGCTCTTAGTCCGTTTGCTTCTTTGCCTTTAGATACTCTATATGTTACAGAAATAATATTTCCGTTAAGCGGTTTAAATCCTAAGACACCATCACCGAATACTAATTCAAATTTTCCCCCTGATGAGGCTTGAACAAAATATACTTTAGATTCTGTATTTAAACCAAATACATTTTCTGCTTGAGAGAAAAGTGTTTTAGTTTCTAAGTCATTAGCTGAATTATGAACATACACTCTCATCTCAGAAGTATCTACATCTTTATTAGAAAGTATAAATCTTTGATTATCTAATGAGGTGTTTACTTCAAAATATTCAGTAATTACTACACCTTCTTTGATTTCAAAAGTATCAGAAACAAATGTGCCGTCTGCTGCTCTTACTACTACAATAGGATCATAATTACTGAAAACGTATGTTACATTATTACCTTGAGAGGTAAATTTAGTAAACTGAGGAATCTCTACTGATTGAATTTGATTATTAGATACGTTTAATTCAACATAAACTTGTGCTCTAGAAGAAGTTTTTGATCTAGGAGTGTAGTTAAGTTCTTTAGCATGCGAAACTACTGAGTCTCTCAATAATGCAGTATCTAAAAATGATTCATTACCTATCATATTAAGGTAAAAAGCATTTTGATATGTGTTATATGATAAAATGTCAAGTAGCATAGAGATGTTAGAAGCATCAAAATCAATATCTGAGAAACGTGGGTCGTTTCTTAAAAATGATTTTAAACTATTTTTTAAACTAACAAAGTCTAATTCATCTACTGTAAGAAAATTTGTGTTAGCCACTTAGCGTACTCTCTCTAAAATAAACTCTAAAACTGTGTCATTAATATTATTAAGACAGTTAAAAATAATTGTGACATTCATGTTATTATTATCAATAGAAGGAGTAACTTTAACGTTAAGTAAATTTACTCTAGGTTCAAAGTTTTTTATAGCAGTCTTTATACTGTCTCTTATATCTAATTCTGTAGTTTGTGTAAAATTTTCAAATAAATGAGATCTTACGTTAGAACCAAATAAAGGATTAAAAAATCTTTCATTATAGTTAGTTAAAAGTAAATTTTTTAATGCTCTTTTAACTGCTTCTTCGTTTTCTAGAACTGCAATATCTTTACGAATTGGATGTAAATCCAAATCGTTTGAGAAATCTTTGTAAACTACTGGTGCTTTATTGAGTGTGTTTTCCATCAAAATATTTATCTTTTAAAAATTACTTACTATTCAGAACGCATTGAATCCAATACTCACCTGCATCATTATTTTTAAGCTCACAAGTAGCTCCTTTTACAAGACCTTGAACTTCTTTAAACCACTTTTCATTATCTTCTTTATTCTTTTTATCTATAGTTTTTCTTTGCACGTCCATAGCTAATCCATAAACGTGCGCACCATAAGAATTATTTACTTGACTTTGAGATCTATACGCACTAAGAATAACCATATCTTGCGCATATTTACCGTATAGAGGCTCTGCAATATTTTCTGCTACTTTTTTAAGATTACAGAGTATATCACCTACATATAAAGTACTCCCTGATTGAGTAGATGCTGGTGAAAGATAATGTCCTAATCCTCCTGCAATATCTCGTGTAAAATGTCTTACATAGAAGTTATTAGATAATCTATATGAATAAACTTTATCACCCTCTTCTGCACCAGTTTTAAATTTAGCAAATTCTTCACATCCAACATTTGTAGCTTTATTGCTTGCACCATATGCAGCATTTTTAGCCCAAGGCTCTGCGGTTGCAGAACGACCATTATTGCCCCATACTGTTAGATTTTGATGATAATTATCTACGTGTATAAACCCTTCACTATATGTACCGATACCAGTTGCACCATTTTGAACTGCATTGCTAATAAACTGACTTTTTTGAGCTAGAGTAGCTTGTCCTCCACCACAATCTAAATATCCGTCTAACGCATTACCAGTTGGGTGGTTTTGAGTTCCCGAACCTCTACTATCTAGTCCACCATGAGGTGTAACTCTAAATGTACATCCCATAGATGCTGCAGATCTATCTACAATATTGAGAATAGCGGCGTTTGGTACGCCAGTAGTACTAGGTATAGTAACATTCTTATAATTACCAGGATTAGATCCACCAGGCATTTGACCAGGGTTTACATTACCAGTATTCTCACCTACTTCATTTCCTGCATCTGATTGATTACCTTGCTGATTACCAGATCCAGATGGATTAGCACTTGGTGATTGCTCATCTAAGCTGTCTCTCATTGGCTTATCAGGAGCATTAGGATGTAAATCTCTTGCTACTTCAGATGGGTTAGCTCTTTTTTCAATATCACTTGCATCTTTAAATGTCTCTGAATCTATATCTTTAAGATCAAGTATATCACTAGTTGATACAGGGTTTGGATTTTCTCCACCACTGTTAACATGTACATTAGTACCTTTTATACTGGTCTCACCAGAAGTTTTAGTAGCCATAGACTTAGCTGTAATACTTCTCTTTGTAGATTCTTCGTTATGATTTTCTTTTACTTTATCATTTCTATTTTCAGAATCAGAATATCTCTCTTTCATTTTTTCTGAATATATTCTAGCAACATTGATTGACATATCATTAGATTGAATGTCAATATTTGGTGCTTTCATTCTAATAGATTCTTTAGCGTTAATATTAAGGCCGCCAGATGATACTATGTTAAGATCATTACGTGCTTCAATATTTGCATCACCTTGTACTACAATATTAGCTTTATTTTTAAATAAAACTTCTGCAGCACTTTCGACAGTTAAGTGATAATTTCCTCTCACATTTACAGTAGAATCACCAATTACCTGAATATAACTATCAGAGTTAACTTGAGTAACTAGCACCCCGTCTTTATCAATTTCTATTCTAGTACCTGATGGGTGAAAAATGTGGTAACGAGGATTACCTGGAGTGTTATCTATTTCTTGTAGAACACCTGCTTGTCCTGAAGTTACTGCGTTAAAAGGGTATTGTGCTCCATGTTTGCTTGTAGGCATGGCAACCACTTTACCGGTAGCTGTAGTAATCTGTGTGTCTACTGTACTATCAATTCTGTTTGATACTGTGCTTGGATAATATGCAATACCTCTACCTAATCTATTAGTATCTGGCTCAGATCTATAATTAGAATCTGATACAAGATGCGGGCTGTTAAGTAAATTACCTACAGTAATTGCGCTTTGTTGTGATCCTGGAGCGTTAGTATTTTGTGTCTGTAATCCATTTAATAATGAGCTTACTAACGTAGTACCAACTGCCATCATTGAATTAAACCCAAACCCATAAAGGTTAGTGCCACCAGCACTACCACCTTTCATAGCAAATGCATCTAGTATACTGTAAAAACCTGTATTTAAATACCCCAATACTACTTGAGGGTTATTTGCAGCACTTATAAGACCTGCTGAAGCAAACACATTAAAGTTAGATCTATTATTTCTTAATTGAACCTCTTGCTTAGCTAGATTAGAGCCTAAGAATTCTGCCAATGTAGTAATTGCTTTTTCTTTAGGATTATCGTATGGTCTTTTACCAGTCCAGAAAAGAGGATCACTTACTGCAGAAGGAGATCTATCATATTTTTCCCACACATTTCTGTTACCAAATCCCATTTTAACTAGAGCTTCTGTACTAATATTAGTACCAGTGCCTGGAGAAGTTAATCCTTGAATACCACCTAGAAGTGATCCAGATCCACCTAATAAACTACCTGAAAGAAGACCCGCCATGCTAAAATGTAAATCTATAGGTGATGTATAATTGGTAGTTACGCTTTCAGCTCCGTTTTTACTATATTTTCTTACTCGTTTTTCAATTGAGTTTAAAGTAATGCTAAAATCTATTACAGTTTTACCATTTTGTTTCTGCTTCATAAAATTATAATTAGCAGTAATGATATCTGCCATTGCTTTAATAGCATCAGCAATAATTGCAACATTTTCAGTTGTTTTATCTAGTTGATTAATATTGTTAATTAACGCTTTATCTATCTCAACTACTATTGGCTTTTTATTATCATCAAAAATAGCTACTTGAGAAAGAAAATTATCATACGTAGTGCCATCAAATAATGATCTAGCGTTAGTAAACCCAGTAATTGTTGATGTAATACTTTCTACAGTTTTTATATCATTCTTTAGTGGAGTAAGAGTAATATCATTAACTGCTACGTTATTAAATGCTTCAAAAGCAGTAAATGCATTTATAAGTGTAAGAGGATTCATACCAGCAATAGAACCAGCAAGCTGTAGGGCTTGTGGTACAGCGGGGAATGATTTAGCAATAGCACTAGTTATATTAGTAAGACCTGCAGTAACATTAATAAGATCAATTAAATTTAAGTTTTGTAAGGTATTACCAGCAAGCGATCTTACTTGTTCTAATTGTCCACCAGGAAGCTGTGCTTTAGCGCTACGTATATCTGCTAAAGCACTTATAAATTTTGACTGACCGGTTTTATAAATCTGTTCTTCACCGCCAGAAATTGCTGCTGGATCTAATGCCATATTATTCCTCTAACTAAATTATGAACTGCTTACTGGGCAACCTGAGAAGAAACCATATGCAAAACTTCTTCTATCCGGGTGATCAACTGCTACTTCATACTTGTTTCTTACTACATCTACAGCTCTATAAAGATCACCTACAGTATTACCATTTACTGATTTAAGAGCATTATATGCACCTGTGTGTGTATTATTCATTTCCCAAACTACAAACGCCATTTGAACTTCTAAGCTTTGCCATGGCTTTTGTAGTCTATTTGCAAACTTATAAAGATTAGTCAATCTATCTTGATTCCATTGTGCTAAACCAACACTGTTAGTACCATCTTTTGCATCCCCAACATTTTCTACTGTAGAACTAAATCCAGCAGATTCATGCGCAAAGTTACCAACCAATGCAGCAGATTGGAGACGTGAAAGCCCCAATTCTTTTTCAAAATAATTCATCATATAGCATGGATCAGCTTTTAATTTATTTTTAGCAGAATTACTTAATGGCAATCTAGACTTTATAGCATCAAGACTTTCACCAGTAGCTCCAGGAGGTGGCGCAGGTAGCGGAGAGTTATCTACCGGAACACTACTTGGAGATCCATCACCGGGGCGTCCTTGACTTAGTGTTCCAGAATCTGGAGCTGTTAAATCTGTTTCCCCGTTAATACCTGGGATAATACCAACTATAATAGGATATTGACCGCTTGCACCATCAATAAAAAACCCCATAACGGTAGCACCAACATCAAGACCAGGTGTGTGTCTTACGCCTTGGCCACCGCCTGCAGTAGTAGGCATTAAAACTGTACACCAAGGCAAATCTTCTGTAGTTATTACACTAGAAGGTGCATGTAAACCATGCGCCCTTACTTTAGCTCTACCTATTTGCAACGGATCATTAACATCTTCTACTACACCGGTAAACCAAAACGTTTTGCCGCCTAGACCCATATAACTATAAGACATTAAATAGGCCCTCCAAATCTAGGACCAACCCCACCAACATTATAGAACGGGTCAGTAGGATTAATTCTTTCTTTGTAGCTTTCTTTAAATATATTTAGAGTCATTTTATAAGTATCTACTTCAATTGTGTGGCATACTCTACCAATTAAAAATCTGCCGGAAATGTATTTTGACATTTCATCTTTATGCATTTCAACGGTATTATGCGTAACTGTAGGAATTAATAATTCTACTACTGCTCCTGCAGTAAGTTTTGGGTTTCCAAACATTTGAATAGTTAAAGGCAATTGTTGAAGCATTTCATTATATGCTGATCTTCTAGCAGCAAAATCTAAAATACCAGTTACACCTCTATCAGAATTTTCTGGAAAAAGAAAGTTTCTACCTACATAAATTGCAGGGTCAGCCCCTGAACCTATACCTGATGTAGCTTTACTAATTTCTTCTATAAAATAATTTGAATTTTTAGGGCCTGCTTGTTTTCTATTTGCAGTTCTAAATCTAGGATCTAAACCTAATCCATCATCTAAATGGGCAAAAGTATTAAAATCAGAAGCTATTTTATAATCTCTGGTAGATGTACTTTTATACGGAAAATCAAATATGGTAGTCTGAGATGTAAATACACCTCTCTTCATACTTTCTAGGGTATCATTAATATTATTATATACTACTGCTTGAGCTGTGTTAATAACATCTTCTGCACTTTGTTCTCTAGGGTTTACTTGTGATACAGAATAGTGACGTAAAACAACAACATCATCTTTGTTAACCGGATTTCTAATTAAGTCGTCTATTGTTGTAAAGTTAAACCCGTTTTGATTTTGAAAAAATACATATGCACTAGATGGATCATCAAATTTATAAGCATTCAATCTAAAATATTCTATTATTTCAAAACATGTTTGGTATGGAAAAGTAAACGTTCCTTTTGATCCAGTTGAATCTGTCCATCTTGCTACAGGTATTTTAGATCCTAAAAATACACTATCTGTTAATAATCTTTTTACGTGATTAGAAAAACTATCATTTTTAAAAGCATAACTGACTAGCTTTTTAGCGTTCTCTAAATGTTCGGCACTAATAAAATGTAGAGTAACTAATTGACTTTTTCTATCTTCTGCAGGCACCACGTCAGATACAGCATATATAAAAAAATTAGCAGAGAATTTTTTTCCAATAATGTTTGGGTTTTCAAATTCAACTTCAAAAAATTCTTCACCTAAAATTGGCAGTTCTTGAAGTGAATTCATTCTATCTATGAACGTTACAGTACCATACATAGTATTTTTAAATATATCTTCATATATTTTAAGAGATACTAACTGAAAAGAAATATCAAATCTTCTTTTTCTATCATGAGTAAAGATTGTAGCTTTCTTTACATCGACATCACCAGGTTTTCTAGTATCTTTTGTAGAATTATAACCTGCCATAATTAATCTTCTTTAAATAAAACTTGCAATTCTTTTTCAGCTCTTTCTGCAAATTCTGGTAATAGAACTTTAACAAATCTTTTTTCTAAGTTATTTTCTATCTCTATATTAAAAGAATTTACTTCAGTATATGTATATGAGTTGTTAGCGCCCTCTAAAGTCTTAGTAAGTTCAGTAACTCTAGCATTATAGTGATCTATGTCAGTGCTGTTACCATCTAATTTTGTTACTTCACAATATTCAATATTCTCTTGTGCTGCTTCTAGTGACCCATATTTCTTTTTCATATGTTCATTAAGTTGATCGTCAGTTAAATACCAGTCATAATAAGGATCGACAACATCATTACTAAAAGCGATTACCCAGTCTTTAAATGAATCTTGAAATGCAAATTGTGCAATATTATCCATTCTATCACCTTCGCGCATTTCGTAAGGAAAAAATGCAGTAGAAGATTTAAGAGCTTCTATATTAATTTTACCCCTGTTTAAAAGATTAACAGCGAGCTTATTATTATACATAACTTTATTAAAATTGTTAAAATATGACATTTAATAGCCTTTAACTTATCTTCTATTTTCGGTAGCAGTGTTATCATTACCTTGAAGCCCGTTGCTTGTATTAGGTAGATCGTCTCTAAGAATAGTCTCTACCTCGCTTAGACTTAATGAACATCTGTACATAACTGGCATTTGTGAATCTTTAAAGAACGCAGGCTGCCCAGAGGCTGTTCTATCTACACTAAATCCTGTAATAACACATCTTTTAAAATAAAATAGATGTTGTTCAACACCTATAACGTCAATTTCTACTTCAGAAGGATATTCAATAACATATTCAGTTGCACCTTTAGGTGGATGCATATGAAATCTAATAATACTAAAAATGTTTTCTAATGATCTGCTTTCAGCTTCATTTTTAGGAGCTAAAAACCATTGAAAATTATGTGTTCTTAAATTCATTCCATGAAAAGCAGAAACAGTTCTAGGGTTAACAATTCTTCCTAAAAGCTGCTCTGTAGCTGTTTGTATACCGCCGCCGCCTAGACCAAGTGATCCAGCGACGCCTGCAGTATAACCTGCAAATCTAACTAATAATAAAGTTGCAATATCATTAGCAACTGATGGTGTAAGAGATTTATACATCTCTTGAACTTTAGATGATACTTTGTCTATAGAGAAATCAGAAAAAATTTCTTTTGTAGCAGAGCCTGCATCCATTAAAAGCCCACCTAAAATACCTAGATCGACACCTGTAAATCTAGCAACATATTGATCTAATAAACTGATAGGTAGAGGCATATTAATAGTAGCTTGAATTTGCTCATTGCTACTAGCACCTGACGTTGCAGGCCTATTATATTTAAAAAATGATAATCTAATAAACTTATTAGGTAGTGTACTAGGAAAAGTTGAATAAGAGGACGGTATAGAGGTCTGTGATGTAAGAGCTCTATTTGCTTCTATCATTTGTTGTGCAGGGCTAGCCATAATTCTCTCATTGTTGATAAATACTTATACTGTTATATTTATAGAAGATTTAATAATGGCTAGTTACAAAGGAAGATTTAAACCGAAGTATCCTGAAAAATACAAGGGTAATCCTACTAATATTATTTATAGAAGTCTGTGGGAATTGAGAGTTATGAGGTATTTTGATCAACATCCAGGAGTAATTGAGTGGGGATCTGAAGAAATAATTATACCTTATATTTCACCAGTTGATAATAGAATTCATAGATATTTTCCAGATTTTTATGTTAAAATGAGAAATAGAACAGGTACTTTAGAAACTATGATTTTAGAAGTAAAGCCATCAGGTCAAACTAAAGAGCCTGTTAAACAAGATAAAGTTTCTAGACGCTACATTAAAGAAGTTTTTACTTATGGTATAAACCAAGCCAAATGGAAAGCGGCGGAAGAATTTTGTAAAGATAGAAAATGGATTTTTAAAGTGTTGACAGAAAAAGAACTAGGTATTAAAAATTAATGGCTGATGAAAACACAAAAAACTGGTTTAGAGAAAAAGTAATAGAAGCAGCATCTGCTCCTGCATTAATTTCTGGTGCTAGTAATAACACTGTTTCTAGTATTGTTCCTGGTAGTTTATATTTGTTTGTTTATGATCCAAAATTTAAAAATATTCTACCAATCTATGATAAGTATCCTCTAGTTTTTCCTATAAATTCAGACGGATCCTCTTTTCTAGGAATGAATATGCACTATTTAAATCCTTTGCAAAGAATGTCATTAATGAATTCTTTAAGAGACTTAAGAACAAATTCACAATATGATGAAACTACTAAAATAGCTTTATCATATCAAATATTAAATGGTTCTGCTAAGTATAAATATTTTGATAAAACATTGCATAGATATTTGTATGGTCATGTGAGATCTCGTTTTCTTTTAATTCCACCTAAAGAATGGAACTATGCTATGAGTTTACCACTAGCAGAATTTGTTACAAAATAAGGTATCACATGGCAACTCTAGGTAACCCGTTTATAGATTATTTCTTATTTCAAAGACCTGAATTACAGCCAACATCATCAACTGTATCTGGTATTTCAAGAATTAAATCAGCAGTAGCTAGCTATAATAATGGTGTGTTGCAAAACAACCGTTTCTTAATGTTTATTACTGCGCCTGCTAGCTTAAGATATAATCTAGGAGCTCCAGACTCAGAAGAAGAAGATTTTATTGGTAGTAGTATTGCTGCAGCAAGCGGTAATATATTACCATTTTTATGTTATAAAGTTAATTTGCCTGGTGTTACAATTAACAATAGAGACGTTTTACCTAACGGTTTTGGTGTTTCAACAAAAATGCCATACTCACAGAGTTTTGGCCCTTTAATGCCAAACTTTTTTGTAGATCAAAATTTATCAGCTCATAATTTTTTTACTAAATGGGCACAGAGCGTAATTAATTTTGGTGGTAATAAAGCTATAAATGCACCTTCAACAGTTAATGGTGCTCAGATGTTTGATGTGTCTTATAAAGATGACTATTCAACTATTATCGATATCTACGTGTATAATAATGTTTCTGAATCGTTAATTGAATATAAATTTTATAATGCTTTTCCAACTGCATTAGGTGATATTGAACTGTCTTGGGAATACAATAATGAAATTATGTCAATGCCTGTAACTATTAACTATGATTATTGGACTTCTAATTTTATTAAACCATCTACTCAATATGATAATTATAGCCCGGGTATTAACTATTTTAACAGTTTATTCCCTTCTGGGTTTGCCGGATATTCTAATGATCCTGGATACAATAGACAAGTACAGAGAGATTCGCTTATATTATCTACATTTGCGGCACGCTCACCTTTAAATAGATTTAGAAATAGAAATGCAATTTAAAATGATTAATTGGAGTATATTATGCCTTTACCTAAAATAAAACTACCTGTTTTTAGCTGTCAAATAGTTTCACATAAAGAGCCAGTACAATTTAAACCATTTACAGTTAAAGAAGAAAAGATTCTTCTTATTGCAAAAGAGAGCTCTGAAGATGATTATATTCTTTTAGAAGCAGTAAAACAGATTATTAATAATTGCCTTATTACTAAAATAGATGTTAATAGACTTCCTATTTTTGATATTCAATATTTGTTTATTCAATTAAGAAGTAAATCTATCGGTAATATTGTTGAATTAAGTTTAAGAGATACTGAAGATAAAAAACTTTATAAAGTAGAAGTTAATTTAGATGATGTAAAATATACTAAACCAGAAAATCACACTAATACAGTTAAAATAAATGATGATACTGGTATTGTTATGAAGTATCCAACGGTTGATATGCTTAAAGGTAAAGACTTTAAAAAAGATCCATTAGCTACATTTGAATTAGTAAAAGATTGTGTAGATTATGTCTATAGCGGCGATTCTATTTACAAAGCATCTGAAACCCCTAGAAAAGAACTTGATGATTTTTTTGAGGGAATGCCTAGCGAGATGGTAGGCAAATTTAATGATTTTCTCGAAAGCATGCCTACAGTATCTCATAAAGTATCGTATGTAAATTCAAATGGTAAAAAAGTTGATTATGAGGTAAATAATTTAAAAAATTTTTTTTAATAAGCATGTCTCATAATACTATTGCAAATTACTACAATATTAACTTTTTGCTTACGTATTATCATAAATATTCATTAAGCGATATAGAAAAAATGATACCCTTTGAAAGAGACATTTATATAGGGCTACTAGAAACTGAGTTGCAAAAACAAAAAGAAGCAAATAAAGAATAAGAGATATAAATGCAAGGATTAGCTGGATTAGGGGCTAGATTATTTGGGGCTGGTGGCAGAATGCTTAAAGGAGGCTGGCAAGGTCTCAAAAGGATGTTTGGTCTAGGAGGGGCTGCTACTGGCGGTGGGCTGTTAGCTAATGCATTGAATGGCCAACAAAACCAGCAAGGTCAAGATGGTGAAGAAGAACAACAATTAAATATTGAAGAGCCAGAAGTAAGCCCTAATGTAACTCCTATCCAGCAATTAAACATGGGAGCTTCTGGTGTTATATCACCTATGGTATCAGGTGGAACACCAGATGAAAAATTAGATTATATTGTAAGTTCAGTAGATAGTATGAGAAGAACTATAAGTACGCTAGTATCTTCTATAAGAAGTTTAGCTATCGGACAAGCAACAGTAAATCGTAATGTTGCAGCTACTGCTGAAAGACCTCAAAGACAAGGATTTATAAGAACTACTGTAGGTGGTGCACTAAAAGCAGCTGGTCTAGGTACAGCTCTTGCTTTAGGTGTTGGAGCTGCTGCTGGATTATTAAGTGATAATATAGAAGATGTTAAAAATATTGACGCAACTTTAGAAAATATAACTCCTTCTATAGCTGAGGTAAAAAGCGGTCAAGTTAAACCAGAAGAATCTAACCTATATAAAACAGCTGAGAGTTTAGTAACTAGATTTGATCAATCTTACGGGCTACCAGTAAGCTTAGAAACACCAATAGAAAAAGCAATGGAAGAAAACGAAAACATAAAAACTTTCGTTGAAGGGCTTAGAAGTAATGGTGTTGAAGTTGATCCTAACGCTACACTGTATTCACTACCTGAAATAGTTAAAAGTATAGCCCCTGCTACTACTCAAGAACCTGGACAACCTGCAACACCCCCTACTCCTGGTGCTGAGCAACCACAGCCAGAAGTATCAACATCACCTGCAGCTACACCTAATATAACACCTCAACCAGGGCAAGAAGAAACTACTTTAGAAAACAGTACAGCGGCTCCTACTACTATTGCTCCTCCTGCTTCTCCACCAGCTAATGAAGGTGCAACTATAGAGCAGCCTATCGAGGGTGAAACTCAAGAAGATGAGATGAGAGGTATAGAGCAACAATCTTCACTTCGAGATACACTACAAGAACCA